TTGGATTTGTTTAAATAAGCTTCTAATAGTTTTACCTTTTTTACCACATACCCAACAAGCCCATTGATTTACTCCTTCTTTGTTTTCGGTAAAATTAACTTCTAGTTTTGGTTTGTGGTGGTGACAAAAGGGACAGGTATAGGATTGATTTCCTCTAGCGGTACGTTTTCCTGCTCCTAAAACAGAATTTACCAGATTAACTAATAACTCATTTACCATAAATAAAAGATATGACCTATCTTTTAGATATCAAAGTCTTTCCTAAAAAATTTACCTAAAATATTGTCGTTAAAGTATAGATCAGGTTCTTCTAACACTCTATAAACAAACAAAGTTTGTGTTTCATAGTATGTTAAAAGTTTTTTGTTTGGACACGTAATTAGAATTTCACGTTTGAAATTTTCTTTTAATTCTGTTTTTAACAGTTCAAGTAATGTTTTATTTGATCCCCAATATTTTTTCCAATCAGATTCTGCTATTGCAAGTTTATATGATGGCCTTCTACCAACTACACCTTCATACAACTCAAGATCTTTTTTAGTTAACTTTATTTTTTTGTTATGATAAAGTACTTTTTTACCAATATAAGATTTATTGGTTGGAATGTGGGTTATCTTATAGATAAAACCATAAGTATTGTTTGGAAAGTGAGAGATATCCTCAATTTCTTGTTTTTTATATAACCAGTTCATGTTCTAAAATATTAAGCTATTGTAGTTGGTTCAACAAACCAACCAGTAGAAGCACCAGAAAATACAAACATTCTTCTAGCATATACTGTAGTTGGGAATGTATATCCTGCAGCACCATTAATGGTATGTCCTGAAGATCCAGAAACGGTACATGTTGTAGTTCCAGAAATTCTTTGTAAATATATTACAGTTCCTACAGGAACATTTGCAGGTAATTGAATAGCATTTTTACTACCTACTGCTACTGTACCAGCACCAAAAGTAAAATTATAGTCTCTATCAGTAAGTAAAACACCTGATGAAGATCCTGTAACTGAAACACTTCCTGTAGTCCTATATTGTGGAGCAAAACTTCCTGAAAGTTGAAATTGTGAACCTGAAGCAAATAATAATGTTTTTCGTTGAGCAGGGGCGGTTCCAGTTCCTCCTCCTATAATAAAAGCTGATGGAGAAGTATTTGAAGTTTCATTAAATGCACCAACAGCCATTTGATAATTCCCACTTGCTGAAGTATATTGTCCTGCTGTAAAAGATCCAATACCTTGGGCTTTTGTTATATATCCATTTGCAAAACTATATTGTCCTGATGATGTATTACTATATCCTATAGCTAAAGATGATTGGCCATTAGCAATATTTAAATATCCAAAAGCAGCAGATCCATTTCCACTAACTATATTTTGTAATCCTGCAGCAAATGTATAAGTGTTTGTAGCTTTATTTTGTAATCCTGTAGTAAATGAGTAGTTACCTGAAGAAGTATTTTGATACCCTGAGGTGTAAGAATAATCACCAGATGCTAAATTATCTCTACCTTCAGCATGAGATGCGGTTCCTAATGCTGTTGTTCTATTACCCTCAGTATGTGAATATAATCCTGAAGATATTGTGTTAGTCCCTTCAGCATGAGAATAATCACCTGAGGAAACATTTCCTAAACCTTCAGCATGTGAACCTGTTCCAGATGAAATATTTTGATATCCTTCAGCATGTGAATATTTACCAGAAGAAAGAGATTCATAACCTTCAGCATGTGAGTAATCACCATTAGCAGTTGTTATTTCACCTTCAGCATGAGATCCTATTCCATTAGCATTTGTATTACTACCTTCAGCATGTGAATAATCTCCACCAGCGGAAACATTACTTCCTTGGGATAAACTTTCAACAGTATAATCATATATAAATTTAGATGATGCTCCAAAAGTACTACCACTATTATATTGTATTTGGTTATCTGTACCTCCAGGACTATTTACTGTACTACCTGTATAGCTATTTACTATAGTACTGCCTATGTAAGTATTATATACTGAACTAGTAACATATGAACTTGATATGCTACTAGTGTAGTAGTTATTTACAGGGGCTATAGCAGTTGAAGAAGTATAATATATTTGTCCGGTTGTTACATCAATAGTTAACACATTTGTTAAAGCAGGATCTGTTAAACCATCAATAACTAAAGAACCTGTTAAAGTTAATGAGCCTGAAACTATAATATCATATGCTTCAACTCCTGTAAAAGCATCAACTGATTGGGATATGTGCCATGATTCGATAGTATATGTTTGAGCTACTTGATCTAAACCGGGAACGAATATTTTTTTTAATGTATTAGCCATGATTATAAATATATTACATATCTAAATTAACTAGTATAGTTGTATCAGTAACAGCAGAAGTAGGTAAGGGTTGAGCAAGTTTTCCTATTGCTATTAACTCGTAATTATTATTGTAAAGTCCTACTGTTGTTACGTATGGAGAAAAATAAGAACCTGTTGCAAAATCATATAAAATTCCACTATTCATACTCCCAGAAACAGCAGTTGGATTTTGAGTAAAGTTAAACTCATTTTCTCTAATAGTGCACTTGTATTGTGATTCATAGATTGTAATAGTACTTTCAAATGAACATGTAATGTTTGAACTTAAGGTAAAACTAGATACAGATCCAATTGAGGTAGAAGTACCATAGGTTCCAGAACCATAAATTCCTCCACCATATACACTTGAACCCGAAACACCATCAGAAGTTAAAATAATTATTCCATGTTCATATATAACATCTCCATATTTTAAAGAACCTGAAATCATATTTCCTTCACCATCATCTGAAATAGTGGTGATTCCGTCTGAAATACTTACAGTGCCTGGTTTTAGATATTCTCCAAATAAATTTGATGGGATTGAAAATACCCCTATTTTATCTCCAGAACCAGTTGGAAAATATCTATTTGGAGGTAAAGTAGTAGAAAGGTAATTATAATAACTTGGTTCATATAACAGTCCTGTTATAGTACCATCCATGTTAAAAGAAGCAGTGTTTGCAGGGGATCCATTACTTCCTGAAATATAATTTGAATAATAAAGTTCTTTAATTGAACGGTAGATCAGGATTTGATCTTGAATATTAATAAATCCTGTAGGATAAGAACCTGAAGTCCAAAGAGATGAAGTAATGTTGTTTCCAATATATCTATCAATTTCTACATTTGAGCCAGTAAGTTCATTACCTTTAAAAGTAAACGATTTGTTTACCTTAAAGGGTGAAACGATAACGTCTGAAGTTATAAATGACTTGAATACGCTCATTCATTCTTAGAAATCTAGTTTTACTCTAACAAGAGCTTCTTTTGTAAAATCTTTTAACAACGGTCTTGACATTTTAGCAACCGCTAATAAATCATTACTATCATTGTACATTCCAACAGTAGTAATATATACTTGAGGTTGGTTAATGAAATTATCATATATTACATTACCCGTTGAACCTGAAATAAAAGATGGGTTTTCTGAATAGTTAAATTCACTATTACGAGCTCTAACAAACACATAATCAGAAGTAATTGTTTCTTCAGAATTTAAAGCAAATGAAGCAGCACCGCTAATAGCAGCAAATAAACGTTGGTTATTTAATCCATCACTATTATTTGATCTACTAGCATTAACTTGGATGGATTGAGATAAAGCAGATGGGTTAATTAAAATAGTTCCTAGATCAGGGAATACTAAACCGTATGAACCAGATCCAGCAACATACCCACTATTAGCTAAAGTTCCAGCAGTACCATTTGATCCTGAAATTAATTGGTATACTCTAGATGAACCTATAAAGGTATTTACTTGAACATCTTGTGAATTATCTGTTAAATTAATTATTCCACCAGATCCAGAAATTTGTAAATTTAAAGAACCAGGGAATAAAGATTGTTTATAACGTGCTCTTTCAATGGATAAAACCCAAAAGTTAGAACCAGTTATAATATTTGTTCCACTTCCAAAAAAGAAATTAGCATTTTCATCTTCTAAAATCATTGAACGATACTGCCCATAAATTGTTTTAGTATATGAATTTTGAGGAACAATTGGGTTATATAATACACTTCCACTTCCTAAAATGTCAGCATAAGCAATATCAAATTGTACTTGGGCACTTGGATCAGTTGAAGCAGTTTGAAAAATACTTAAATAATAATTTCCTGAGGATCCTGCTGATTGAACAGAAGAAGTAAAAAATGAAGTTAGTGTTGGATTTCCGGTTGACCAAAGTGTAGAAGTAATTGAATCACTACTTATTACAAAATCTTCAGGGTCGAATCTTTTAAATGCCATTAGTTATATTTTTATTGATTTGCTACGTAGTTAATAGTAACTGGGATTGTTAAACGGGCACCGCTATCTAAACCTACAACAGTTAATGTAGCAGATAATTGGGTATTTGTTCCAAACAATGTATTAACAGTAGTTGCTCTTAAGTTAATTTGAGATCCTATTACAGTTTTAGATACATTAGTTCCTAAAGTAGTTGTTGAATTTGCTGATGTTGCTGCTGGGGTGTTAATTCCAATACCAGTAAATGTATTCATTAAACGAACATCTGAAATAGTAGCTGAGTATCCACTTGTTTCATATGTTTGGTTATTTCCTAAATAATTTAATGTTTGAGGAGTAATAGATAATGATGCTCCTTGATTTAAAGTAATTGCAGAATATCCTAAATTAAGTACAGGTAATTTAGCTGTTCCACGAGGTAAAGTAGCTAATTTATACTTCATAATTTGGGTTTCAATAGGAAATGCCTCTAATAAAGGCATATTTTGAATAGCTTCACCATAAAATGAAGAACCTGATGGGTGATTTGGGTTATATAAAGTGTAGTCAATCTCATCATCTGCTAAAGCAAATTGTGTAATTCTAAATGAACCATCATTTTTTGCTAAAAGCTCTCTACCTTTATTTGTTAAAATTGCGTCAACTGTAATGACTTGATTATTTAAATATCCCATGTTTTAGTATTGTTATAGGTGTATTATATGTAATAAATATTATGTTATCAACCCTTTTTGCGTAAGATCTAAAATAAATTCATCTATTGATTTATCTAGTTCAGGAACCACATATTCAGGTCTTACAATATACGGACCGCTTGAATTTATAGGTCTATACCCTTCCATTAAAATTAAACTAGCATCATCAATATATCGTCTAATTAAAAAATGATCTAAATTAAATACTGAAGAAGAGGCAGAAATTGGTAAATCAGTATTAAAATGCACTTCAATAGACCCTGTCTGAGTAACACGTCCAGATCCACTTTCACCAGGACCAAATATTTTTCCTACCTGGTATACAAAATCTTCTCTACCCTCAAATCTAAATTCATCTCCATATTCAATTGACCAAGGTAATGTAACTGGGTTAAATCCTGATCCTGTTATATCAACCATTTTGACATTAGGGTCTCCATATAGATTTACTAGTGTAGATTGGGATGATGTTATAATATATGGATAAGTAATTTTATTTGGGAAACCCCAAAGTGAATTAACTCCAGAAGCTGTAACTGGGGATGTAGCAATGGGGGATTGATAAATTTTAAATGTTGAATTTGAACTAACAAAAAATGATCCTCCAGCAACATCCCCAATCCATTCAATATAAGCAGTATAAACATCATTTGTTACAAGAGATGGAGAAGAAAGTAAAACCCCAGTAATATCTATAATGCCTTGATTTCCAGCAGCATTAAATGAAGGAGTATCAACAATAGAAATAGGATTTCCCGTAATGTCTAATAATGGAGAACCATTTTTATAAATAGAAAGTTCTATAGTATAATTAATAGTAGTGGATGGGGGTTGGAATATTGCATATTTTATTTCTGCATCTAAGTATAGATTAACTCCGTCTCCTATAGGTCCAGTTGTTATTATATACCCATTATTAGATAAATAAGTATTTCCATAAATTGCACTACTAAAAGAAACTTTAGTTGGTGTATTGCCAAAAATTTGGACAGCTGATCCAGTTGTTTGATATAATCCAGTATAATTTCCAACTGAACCAGAAGATGTTAAGGTAATATCTTGAAAACTCATTGTATTATTCCACTGTGCATTTGGAGCACTTCCTGACTGAGTGTATAGAATGGGTTCAATACGGGTACCACCTCTAATAATATTTCTATATTGTTGAGGATCTCCAGCAGCAACTGTTTTAGGAGAAATAATTAATTTTTCACCGGATTCAAATGTTCCTTTATTATCATATAGTGAATTTTCTGAGGTATTTGGGATAATAACAGTACCATCAGATTTAATTAAATATAAGATATGAATAGCAGATGCATTCATTTTTTCAGAAGGCCATCCTGAGATAGAATCACAGTAAGCAATCATTGTTTTTAAATTATCTATGGTTGGTGTTTTACCATATGTTCCTTCGTCTCCAGGAGTCCAAACATTTAAATGTTGTGATGTTGATTTGGCTCCATCATAACGTGGAATCGTTACACGTTTAGAAGAATAATTTGAATCTTGAATTGCTGTAATTAGGTTCAGTAATATAAGGTTCAACAAATGAAGGATAACAACTTGAAGTAAGTGGAGATTGACTTTGAGTAACTAATAGACTACTACTAACATATGAAATAATACCTCCTGTACGACTACCTTGTAAGTATATTTGATCTCCTTGTAATCCATAATATGAAGAAGAAATTGAATATGAATTACCAGTACTAACACTAATAGATGATAATGTACTAGTATTTCCTTGTCTTAATAAATTTAAAGAAAATGTTCCAGTTCCTCCTAATCCACCAATAGAAACAGATCCTGTTATTGATAAAGGAGTATTTGGAGTATTTCCTAAAGTATGAATTCCTGTAGTACTATTAAAATATCCTAAAGTGTTTCCAGATACACTTCCGTATGAGGTAATTGTAAGAGGAACGAGGACAGGAGCAATGGTTGCAGCACTAGAAGCAGAAACTGTGTAATTAAATCGTTGGTTTGGTGCAAGTCCTACAGTTGGGAGTGTAGTACTATTTAATACTTCGTAAAAGTAATAATTTGGAAATTCATTTAATATAGCAATTTTATATTCAGTATATCCTGAAGCTGTAGTAAAGACATTTTGAATATATATAGTATCAGCTTGTCCTAAAGGTAAAGAAAAATCACTTCCACTACAATCAAATTTTGCTACTTTTAAATATTTAGCTCCTGCTATTGGGTTTATTGTTGGTGGGTTTTCCTTTACGTTAAGAAATAATATTTCTCCTGGTTGTGGGGATGTAATAGGGTCAAGGTAATAAGGATCAAATACCCCATTTGCTATTTCAGTAGTAGTATAGTTATAATGAACGTGTTTATAACCAAAAGTTTCAAATAGTAATGGATATGGTTCAAATAAGCTTTGAGTAGTTACTATTAATGTAGACCCACTAAATTCTCCATTATAAAACTCATCTTGGGATTCATGTAATCTAACAATAGGACCTAAAGGTGATGCTAT